AGTTGGCATAATGATGCGTTGATCATTAGATATAGCATTCAGCATCCAGAACATCGCATCTTTATTTGTTGTATCAGCACCAACAACATCTTTATTACACAGTGGTGCACCAACCAATGCAGCAAGAGGAATGATTATATCTGCTTCTTTGAGTAGAGGTGCCATGTGTGCTGGATTACGAATGTCACCGTTCACAATCTTTAGATTTTTATTGTCACACAAGTGATTCAGACTTGTCTGTCCGAACATGAAGTTATCAATCACAGTGACAAGACAACCCATCTGTAAAAGATATTCAACAAGAATGCTACCAATGTAACCAGCACCACCAGTTACTAATACACGCCATTGTCCCATAATTACACCCTATTCAATACGCCAGTTATTTCATCAATTGCCATCTTACTCAATGTTGGATAATTTCCAATATAGAATGAGTAGAAGTGCATGTGTTCTGTGTTAGGAAAATCTAAGTAATGATCGCCATATACACCAGTCAGATATGGCTGACGCAACTGATTACCACCACCAGCAGAACCACGACGATACTCTATCTCATTATCACGCATTTTGTGCATGAGCCTTTGTGCAAAATCTTTGTTGGCATATTCTGGCTGTAGCACAATGTTGAATGCATAGTTACTGCAACCATCATAATTGAAATCTACTTTATATTTTGTTCCATCCAATTTATTCATGAAGTAAAGTAGATTATCGTTTCGTTTGGACACATTCTCATCCAAATGTTTCAACTGATTTTGTCCAAGTATGCCACCAATCTCAGTGTTACGCATATTGTATGCAGGATACGCAAAGATGAAATCTGAATTCAGTTCTGGATACATGTCTTGATATGATTGTTTCATGCTTTCTGAACCACACTCACGTACCATACCGTGTGAACGAAGCATACGAACTGTATGATATACATTCTCATCGTTTGTACACACCATACCACCTTCAATTGTTGACATGTGATGTGCAAAGTAGAATGAGAAGTTAGACATCCAACCAAAACTACCTAATAATTGATCGTTGTGTTTTGCACCATGTGATTCACACACATCTTCAATCAATGGAATATTCAGTGCTTGTAGTTTCAATAACAATTCGTCTGTGAGACAGTTAAAGCCTTGTGCGTATGTGAGAAAAACTGCACGTGTTTTTGGTGTAATTGCTTTGAGAATACCTTCAGTGTTCATGCCAAGTGTATTCAAATCAATGTCAACAAACACTGGCGTGAAACCACACTGTAGAACAGATGCAACATCAGATATCCATGTGAATGGTGGCACGATAACTTCACCACCTTCTGGATGTAGAATCTTTAGCATTGTCATCGACAATAGATTAGCAGAAGCGCCTGAGTTTACAAACACAGAATACTTTACACCCAACCATTTGCTCCACGCTTCTTCAAAAGCACGGCACTCTGGACCATTCGTTAGTTTTGGATTATCTTTTTTGAGATGTTCTATTACCAAATCTAAATCTTCTCTAGTAATATTGTCTGACATTAGTGGGTACTTCATAATCACTCCATAATAATTTTTGAGCCTTCGTAATCAAATGCAAAAGGCACCCATACATTTATTTCAGGTATTGCTTGTTTAATTTTCTCATGTGCATCAGGTGGTGCAAGAAACATAAAGAAACCACCGCCACCAGCACCCATCAACTTACCACCGTATGCACCCGCATTCATTGCTTTAGTGTATATGTTATCTATATGTTCTGTTGTTACACTGTCAGTAAGTTCACGTTTACGTTTCCATTGATAGTCTAGCAACTCACCTATTTCTTTTATTTTACCATAGTTCTCAAAGATATGCAATGCATTATTTGTAATAACTGATATTTCTTCCAACAACTTGACCGATTTACCTTCTTTGATTGACTGCACCTGTTGCTTGGCATGTACATCAGAGAATCTATCAATACCAGAAAAGCCTAACATGATGTGTTCTTCAAGGTCAAGAACATAACTATCGTTCACCCTCAAGTCACGAACGTTGATATTAGCACCAGACAATTCAATCACACGAATGCCACCGTATGCTGCCATAATTTGGTCTTGCACACCAACAGATTCACCAATATAATTTTGTTCAATGTTGATTGCCTCCATTGCTAGTTGATGTTGATTCAACTTAGGCAAGTTATAATGATTTCTTAATGCATTTATCAATCCAACAGTAAATGAAGAAGATGAGCCAATGCCGCTCCTAGCAGGCAAATCACCATCGTGAGCAATAGATAAACCATCTTGTACTTTTAAATAATTAAGGCAAGCACGTATTGAGGGGTGTTCTATTTCATCTACATTCTTTACCCATTCTATTTTTGAATAAGAAATACGATACTTGTTGTTGTAGAAAAAAGGAGGTAGATTCTTTATACTTATGTAACAATAATGCGCCATTGAAGCAGAGATAATCTTAGTTTTTCTTGTCTGAAACCATGCTGGATAATCTGTGCCTCCACCAAACAAAGAAAGTCGATAGGGTGTCTTTGAAATAATCATTTAAGTAACACTAAAGGAACTTCAAAAATGTTTAAATTGTTTGCATAAATGAAAAATGGAACAAATCTCTCATTTAAAAACCCAGAATATCTCCAAGGTAAGGGTTCAGAACAATCATAATGTTTATGTGTTTTATCAGGATAAACTTCACTACAATTTTTCCAAACGTACTGCATGATGTCAAAATACTCATTCATCATACGATGAAATATTTCTCTCTTTGTTATGAATACCCCTTCGTAATGACACAAACTTCTAGTTGTTAAAATGTTTATGTGTTTTTTATATGATGGGTTTACTTTAACGATTGCTTCTTTAAATAGATTCCAATACTCTGGAAGTTCATATAACAAATACTGTTCTTCCATGCTGATGCCATAATCAACGGGTCTATTGATTATCATATCATATTTTTCCAGTATCTTTAAAGCATTCTGTTTAGATTCTTCTCCAGAAAGAATGTCACAAGATTCTTTTGTAGCAGGCATTATAATTTTATGTTCTCTTATATTGTTTTCTATTAGCAACAAATATCTACGATAAGAGGTAACACCAAAATATTCTTGGTCAAAGTTTAAAGAATTTTTTAATAACCAATATGTTGAGGCCTCAACTCCCATAGCCCTTAAAAAGTTCTTCTCAGAAACACTGGAATAATAATGTCTAAAATCCATTATAGATGGACTACCAAAATTTACATTTATAAACTTTCCTTCACCTGGAGGTTTCCATTCGTAAGGACCTGTACCACCCGCATATGTTGCAGTAATCCACGTTGAGTCATGATTGAATGGAAAATCTGTATGGAAATGTGACAACATTTTGATGCTCATGACACAATTTCCTTTACTCTTCTAATAATCTGTTCTTTGTTTGGAGGTAGCACATCTACTTGTGGGTAGAAACCAGCACTTCTATCTGGTAATCCCATTACATTCATTTTTGAACCTGTTTTATGGAACAAATCAAATGCTAAACTTTTTGCAACGCCATCCACATAGTCATCATCTAAAACTATGCCACCATGTTTTGAATTTTTTAATGTGTAAAGATGATTTGTCGAAGGTTCAAAGGGTTTGATTTGCATAACATGATGAACTGCAACTTTAATACCCTCTTTCATAAGTTCTCTAGATGCTTCTTGAGCAGCAAATCTTGTAATAGAAACGGGGAATAAAGTTACATCGGGTTCATTGAAGTATATGTCATAAAGTTCTTCTGCATTTGTATAAGACCCACGATGTTCAGAAACATAGTATACTTCATCTTCTTCCATGAACTGTTTGTATGTTTTGCGATACTCCCCAATTGTCATCGGAGAAAATATTTTTAAACCAGGCATACGATAGTATAGTGCATGATGTGATGAACCAGCAACAGGACCTATACCACCTTCCATAGCAATTGAACGAACGAATATTGGACATGGCACACCCCAAAGTTCTTTTGATTTTGCCGCATAATTAATAATGCTTGGGGCATTATACCAATTAAATCCTTGATATCGTATTACATACATTGGACGACGGCCTGCCAGTGCAACGCCCACTGCTATAGCACCACCAGCAACATCAGCCATTGACAACTCAACCATACCATTATCTTCATATAGTTCAGGCAATGTACCACCTACCCATCCAACAGCAGTAAGACATTGACCCATTGCAATGCCATTTTCTTTTGTTAAATGATGATGAACTGTTTGCTTGATGAAGTCTCTTAACGTAAATGCTTTTTCCATGTTTCTCTCACAAGTTCTTCTGCTTCTTTTGAGTATTTGTCACCAAAGTATTCCACGTATTCTTTATGTCTATCAAACATATTTGGGTTATCAATACCTGCACCAGCGTGCCAGAATAATCTATTTGTTTCTACGTTCAAAAGAAGTGGTTTAGTTGTTTCACTATCTTCAATTACTTTAATTAAAGTTTTAGGGTCATCGTCTAGAGCGTATGCATTCATTTTAAATGCTTTTGCAACATCATGCATTTCCCAACAACGACGAACTTTCTTTTCCGTTAGAATAGAAAGATTATTATCTTCTACAATGTACCAAATAGGAAGTTCTTTTGTTGCTGCCCAACCTATACCTGAAATAAAATAATCTTCTTCTGCTGCTGCATCACCCGTAAAACAAAGAGTAAACTTTTTGTTACCGTAACACATGCCTGTAGCAATAGGACCATGTGAACCCATAAGTCCATCATGTCCATATATGTGTTTTTCTTTACATTGAATTGATGCTGAACCACCCATACCACCAGCACAACCTTTTGGGTCGCCTAGTAATTCAAGTACAAGTTCATCCATATTACCACCAAAAGACAAGTAGGTAGAATGACCTCGATGTTGTATGAAGATTTGTTTTTCTATTTCTTCAAAGAGGGTTGCTAGAGTAGCAGAGATATACTCTTGGCCAGCAGAAAGATAAACAGGTATTGTTACTGTTTTATTTTGAACTTGACGAAAAACTTCTTTTTCAAATTCACGGTTTATACATGCCTTCTTATGAATTTCTAGAAGTTTGTCCATTTTTCACCATATCAATAGCAGTTCTCAACCAAGGTCCCATGAAGTCGTAATGAGGTGATGTAACTATATTACTATCAATCACAACTGGTTCAGGAGAATAGATAGCACCAGCATTTGTTACATCATCTTCCATTGCATAGTATGCAGAAATTTTTCTGTCTTTAACAACTTTAGCAGATATTAAAAGTTGAGCACCAGAACATGTACATGCAATTACTTTCCCCATTGCATTCCATTGACTAATAAATTCAATAACATTTTTTTCTTGACGAAGTTTTTCCATGGCTTTGACACCACCTGGAAGAACTAATAAATCATATTCAGTCAACAAATTTTCATTTAATTCTTTAGTTGTATAATCTGAATTCATATTAGTGCCAAGAATTCCATAAATTCTACCAATCGCATGTGACATAATATCTACTTCACCTTCTTCTGTCAAACGATAGTAGGGGTAAACAACTTCATGGTCTTGAAACTTATCATAAGTTATAATCAAAGACTTCATAATTAATCTCCCAACAACTTTCTTTTCAATTTAATTTTTTTAGTTTCATTTAATTCGTCAACTGCCTTTTGTCCAAATTTATCTTTCATCAACTGCAAATATTTTGGACTTGAATGGTATATGTCCCATGCTTTATCACGAAATGCCAGTATTTCGGCAGCAGATAGATTAGCATTTGGTAAGTTCATAGTTTCATATGAGTGTTGACTATAACCAGCATACGTGTCGGGCAGCTGCAAATTAAATAATCGTGCTTGATTGTGCAGTGGACTGCCAGGATAAGCCATAGCAGAATACATGTTCGACATCTCTGTTGGATTCTCTAATGCAAAATCTAAAGTTGCTTGCATTGTTTCATGTGTATCATATGGTAAACCAAAGATATAATTACCACCAACATTAATACCAGCATCACGAATCATATTAATTAGGTCAAGAACTTTTACTTCTTGAAATCCATCTTTGTGTATTTCTTTACGAAGTTCATTGTTTGGATTCTCAATGCCTAACCCTAACCATTTTACACCAGCCTTTGCTAACTTGTCAAGATATTTTGGTTTACATGTATCAACCCGTGAGTATGCCCATATGTTGAAGTCATATCCACGTTCGATAATCAAATCGCAGATTGCTTCAAAATGTCTTGGATTCAAAACAAACAACTCATCTGCAATTTTGATGTTGCGAACACCTTGTGATGCAATGTAATCAAATTGTTTGATAATAAACTCAGGCGACCACCAACGAAACACATTACTGTCAGCAGAAGAAACGTCAGCACCTTGTTTTGTTCGATTAATAATATTAATCATACAGAATGAACAACGATACGGACATCCAAGACTCGTATATAAGGCAGCAAATGGTTGTTTCTCTGTGTTATTACTCCATGAATGCCAACCCGCTGTACGATACTTATCTAATGATGGTAATAAATCCCATGCCATACCAGGCAAATCGATTTCCAATCTATCTTTTGAAACGATTTCAGACGACTGATTCATAATGATATGACCATCTGATGCTCTGAAACAAAGACCTTTTACTTTTTGTAATTCAGTATCGTCAAATCGTGAGATGCTCAACAAATCACGAATGGTATACACACCTTCATTCTGACATACTGCATCAATGAAAAGTTCTTTGCGTAGTGTCTCATCAGGCAATGCTGCTACATGACCACCAACAAAAAGAATAAAAGTATCTGGTGCCAGATTACGAAGTTCTCTAGCAGTTGCCGTAGCACCTTCCATATTCTGAGAAGATGCTGATGGTTGTTGACCGTACACAACAAAACATACAACTTTTGCTTTATAGTCTGTTATACGTTTTGCTGCGGAAATATAATCTAGTTGCTCCGCTTCAGCATCAAGTATTTCAGGTTTAAACCCAACTGCTCTCATACTGTTTGCTAACATTGCCGCCCATATAGGCGGTTCTATTGCAGCATTTTTGTTTGCTAATCCTTGATAGATTTTTTCTGATGCGTTTGGGTGTACAAATAATATGTCAATCATACGGGTTTACCTTCGACAATATGAATCATTGTGGTTCCATCTTCTATATCAAATGCTGTTGCCAGTCGATGTAATGTTTTGCCATCTATTACATCACCAGGCCAAACTACTTTTTGTTTTTTATCCGTCACAATACCACCTTTTGTAATCACAAATATATCTCTTTCTTCTTTATCTAAAATTTGTTCTTTGTATTTTACTTTCAGATGTGAGATGTTACAACCATTTTTGTAAAACTGATGTGGTATCATCTCTGCTTCTGGTATCCACAAACAATATTCATCTTTTTCTGTATGAAAATTTTCACCTTCATATTCAGTTCCAGCACGGCCGTATGCATCTTCAAGACGAACCAAATCGTGTTTATCTTCTGGTGTTTCTATCTCCAGAATAAATGAATCTGTCACTGCTTTTGTTGAATGGAAACGTGAACGAAAGATGTGTATCTTATCTAGACCTTCAAGTATCACTGAGTTTCTGAGAAAAGAAAGTTTTGCTTTGCCTTTAAGAACAACAAATCCTGTGTTCTTATTTGGATGACAATGCATAGAAGTTTCTTTGTCTTTTTCTATGTGTAAGTACCATATGGCAACTTCTTCATTACGATAACAAAGATATTCTTTGCCCCAAGGCTTCTTCACGATAACATTATTATAATCCATAATTAGTGTAGTTTTTTGTTTTTTACTTCCTGAATGTGTTGTAACAACTCTTGCATCATTTCTTCTTGCTGCTGTTCTTCATCATCATCTTTATCTTGTTCATCTAACAAATCTTCAAGCAACTTGTCAGAGTCAGCCATATCATTGACTGTGCGTTCAACTAATCTGTCATAATATCTTATCATTGCTTCTTTAGGTTCAATAACAGTGACGATATCAGATGTATATACCAGTGCAGAGTTTTCTTTTATCAGTTCAACGGGCAACCAAGGCATCATCATCATTACAGTTTGACCTGTAGGCATACGACGAAACACTAGACGCATTGGGTCATTGAGTTGTATTTGTTCCGAATCTTCCTGCTCAAACATAGAAGCCATGATATCTTCACCAGATTGCATTCTTATAAGTTTTACGTTATGCATTCTTGACCTCTATATTGTAAAATTTATACTTAAACTTTTCTTCATCGTATATTTTAACACGTTCTTGAAGATGTTGCAACGTGTAATTGACATGTTTGCCTATACGGAAATCATCGGCAATATCATATAAGACTGCTTCGGTTTTATTTTCTCCGATTCGTAATCCTCTTCCGATTGATTGTAGATTACGTACCCTAGACTTAGATGGTGATGCAAAGACAACATTGTGGAGATTACGAATGTTGATACCAGTGCTGAATGTACCATAAGAAGCAACAATAATCGCATCATTTTGTTTCTCCGTTATTGCACGGACTTGTTCACGGACTTCCACATCTGTTCCACCATACACAAAAAAAACATGCCTGTTACCAGCTTTTTCTTGAATGAGTTTGTAAAGTTGTTTGCCATGTTTCTCTACCAGATTGAATAATATAAGTGAGTTGCCTTCTAGTGACAATGCTAGATTGCGAATGAATTCATTTCGTGCCCTACTACTGACTATGTAGTCTATCTCAGATTGATAGTCCCAATTGCGTGACATCTTACAAATATCATCTGGATGCTTCAACACTAAACACTTGATACGAAAATCTGCAAGTTGTTTGTTCTCAATAAGTTTGGATGTGGTAGTAGATTGATATACGGGACCGAACAAACCCTCCAACACTAACTTATGTGTTTGTGTACCGTCAACTGTACCAGTGCAACCAATGCGATAAGAAGCATTCTTCAGACCAGTCATGATAGTAGTCAATGACTTTGCTTTGAACTGATGTGCTTCATCACCTAAAACAAAATCAAACTGCTCAAAGTATTCTGGTGGATTCTTGTAGATAGATTGCCAAGTAGTGATGGTCAAAAACTTATCTGTATGCTTGTCTTTTCCCGAATACTGTCGATGGGCATACTCTGCGGCATCATATCCATATGATATAAAATCAGCAAACATTTGCTCAACAAGAGAAGTTGTAGGAACAATTAGCAGTCCTTTCTTGTAACCTTTATGTTGTAGATATCTAAGAATAAGATATTGAATCAATGACTTACCAGAACCAGTAGGCGATAGTAACAACATTCGCCTGTTTCTGACGGCAGTAATGAATGCTTTAGCTTGATAATCATAGACACCTGATGTTATAATGCTCTTGTCTAGATTCAAGTCATCAATAAAGGCTTTAGCCTCTGCAACAGAAAAGTTCTCAGTAACATTTACAGGCGTATCAATACCAAGTTTGTATCCTCTCTCATCACAAAACTTTTGAATGTACGGTACAAGACCATGATAGATTGTATATGTACGTAAATCAGCAAGCCTTATCTTGCCATCCCAAAGTTTGTTTTTGTATGCAGGCATGAACTGATAACCTGGCACGAAGAATGTAAAGTAATCAGCAAGTTCTTGTGCAACACTTTTTTCACAATCAAACTTAATGAATGCCTCATTCTGTTTATAGAGAACAATATCAAACACCTTGAATAAACTTTTCCCAATCTATGAATGAACGCAACTCCCACGTTCTGTTATTTAATTCTTTGAGTATTGCTTGGCAGACTTCTACAATCTCTTCATGTAGAAGTTTTCTTGCAAGATACTTGTTGACATCTTCATCTGCTTCTAAGTATGTATTGATTTCTGATTTGAGGGTATAAGGAAATGGTTGCCATCCATATTTTGCTAAATCATCTTCATCTAGTTTACCTGTATAGTATTCCCATTTTAATTTTCGCCATTTATTATACTGAAACTCTGCTTCTTTGGCCAATAGGCGATGTGATGATAAGATATTCAGATATTTGGAATGTAATTTTGGAATGTCAATCAGTGCCTTACCTGGTTCAGTGCGGTCAATATTAGAATCCGCAGTCCACATTTGTAATACTTCGTCAAGTTTGCTCATAGTCTATCTCCTTACTAGGAGTATATCACATTTAGAATAATTTTTCTACATTATAATAGGTGAATCTGAATGTAGCATCGGCAGTAATAATCGTATCCGGTGTATCGGTCGATGATACTACAAATCCAGATAATGAGATGGGAAATAAATCTTTGAAATTGAAACGATAATACGGTTTATTTGATGCTGACAGAATTGTAACTGCTCCATCGGCATACTGTGGTGTTGCTGTAACTTGTGCCGAATTGAACTGTGTTAGTTTACCTAGACTCTGATACTCTTCATACTCGGTTGGGAATGTCATGGCACGAATCCAATCATGTACTTCTAACCAACTCTTCATCTCAGCATCAACAATAAAGGTAATGTTGAGTACATCATACACAGTCTTTTCACCTGGCGCATACAGTTCAACGAATGGATTCTGCACTGGAATTTCAGACGTTGAAAGACCTGGCAAAGAAATAGTCTGACAAAAGTATTGTAGATTAGGTGCACGTGAGAAATTCAGCGTGAACTTATTCGGCTGTAGACTGTTTGGATTAGTTGGGTTTCGTGTTAGAACTGTCATATCTCTATTTATATACGTAAAAAAAGAGACACCCGAAGGTGTCTCTCTAAATCCCACTCTGTGGTGGTTATTTAATTACATCAGGTTCGCAATACGGAAACCACGGTAGTAGTTGTTTGTCTGTGCGTTCAGAGCGCCAAGACCTTGATCTGTACCTTCTGCGAATGGATTTGCTACCAGACCGTAA